GCTATCAAACGCCATGGGACGAGAACGCGCCATGGTGGGTGACGATCAAGGCACGGCTAACGGATAAAAGGCGGACGGGATAACGATCGATGACGAACGGAGTCACCATGGAACTCCCCGCCGCAGCCGCCACGACCTTTCGTCGGATGCTCCTCGGGGTAGGCCCCTAACCTCCACCCCCTCTCGTTGCCCTCTTAGCCCAACTCCGTTACAATACCCCCATAGTCACCTTCTTGTAGGGAGTATTCTCTATGGCTAACGACCTCACCGGCAACCCTTGGGTCATCGACACCGCCTCTGCCACCCCGATCATCACCCAAGACGTCTACATCAACTCCATCCGTTGGATCGGCGCGACCACCGCCGGCCATGAAGCCAAAATCACCGACAACAACGGTGCCTCCCCCGACATCAAATACTCCGCCTTCGCGGATGGCGCCAACTTCATCGACGAAAAAAACTACGTTGGCGCCCCCGCGAACTCGCGCTGCGTCGGTGGTATCATCGTCCCCACCCTGGGGAGCGGAATTTTATACATTGATATCGCATAAGTGTTTTCTCATCTATTTCTTTCTCTGTGGATGGTGTCTTGCGCTGGCCTATGGCCAAGCTGCTGCGCAAGTTTTTCCTAATCAGCCATCTGGATCTTCCGTTGTCCTTGATTGCCCGTTTGTTGGTCTCCCGTCTACGTGCGGTCTTATTGACGTCTACGGCTCCACCTTTCAGGATACCGACTCAACGGCGCCTATCTCTCCTACTGGTGTGAATCGCTCCACCATGTTTGCCGGGAACAACTATGGCGGCTCGCAGATTGAATATATCGTCCCGTTCAAGTCTCGGGAAATGTATATGGCCCATATGTGGCGCACCAACCCGGAGTTTGCCGGACGACAGGTTGGGAACAAGCTGTATTTTCAGGGAGGGCGTGAGGGCAGCGGGCTCTTTCTTTTCGGGGCCGGTGGATCTCAGGGGGCCGTTCAAAAAGCCATAGTGTGGTCGTTCAATTCATCGAAATGGGACAACTCACACATCGCGACGGGGATCTCATTAGGGCTGCTCCCAAATGTCGGCGCTGGGCTGGCCACGACAGGGCAATGGACGCTGCTGGAATCCTATATCAAGGCGAGCACGAGCTACACCTCCCGAGACGGGATCATCCGCTGGTGGGTCAATGGGACTCTGGCTGGCAGCTACACGAACGTGAATTACGCGCCGGAAGGATTGGATTTTTACACCTGGACCCAAACCTGGGATGGTACCGTCAATCCGGTGCCCACCCAGAACTGGAGTCATTATGTTGACCATCTCCGTATTGCTGTCTCTTCTAGTAATTCAGGAAGCATTGACGTGCCTGCTGGTCCTCCAGGGATAGTTACTGGATTAACCCAGACTGTCGGCGGCGTACAATGATCCGTCTACTTCTTGTCCTCTGCCTTTGGCTCATAACATCTCCCGCACTTGCTGCAGTTCAAAATTGCACCCTCGCCTGGAACGCCCGCACCGAAGCCGACCTCCAAGGCTACCGTGTCTCCTGGGGCACTGCCTCAGGCGTCTATTCCACCACCGTCGACGTCGGCAACGTGACGACTCGCACCTGCGCGCAACTCGGCATCACCTCCGCGGGCACCTACTACGCCGCTGTCAAAGCCTACGACACCTCGAACAACGTCTCGACCGCTTTCTCAAACCAAGTCACCTTTACCCTCGCCGTCGTCGCCGCCCCATCCACCGACCCGACCATCACCAACTTCTCCCCTTCCAGCGGCGTGATCGGCACCTCCGTCACCATCACCGGCACTAATTTCAGCTCGACCCTCGGCTCCAACACCGTCAAATTCAACGGCACCACGGCCTCCCTCAGCTCAGGCTCCACCACCCAACTCGTCGCTACCGTCCCCTCCGCCGCCACGACCGGTCGCCTCACCGTGACCGTCGGCGCCGTGACCGCGACCAGCTCCAGCGACTTCACCATCAGCGCGCCCCCGTCAGGCACCACGTACAGCTCCGTCGCTGACTTCTCCAACGTCCAAGGCCCTGTCTGGTACTACCTGAACGGCGACGCTACACAAATGGCCACCTACCTCACCTCCTGCACCTCTACCACCAGCGGCCCTTGTTGGCAGGGCGCCAACACCTATCTCACCATCTCTGCCACCGGCGCCCACCCCGGCGACCCGACCTTCCCGACCACGATGCGCTCCACCCGTCGCTGGGTTGCGCCCGCCACCGGCACCATCTCCATTTCCGGTACCTCCTCAGACGAGGTCGCTGCCGGTGGCGACGGTGTCCAATTCTCCGTCGTCCATAACAGCACCACCACCTACTACACCCGCACCATCCCATCCGGCGGCGGTGTCGAAAGCTATTCCGTCTCCACCTTCTCAGTCACCGCCGGCGACACCGTCGATTTCATCATCGACCCGCTCACCGGTGACTTCTGGGACGGCGCCCTCTACACCGCCACGATTGTATTCTCCGCCACCCCACCTCCACCCCCACCGCCTCCAGACCCCCCACCGCCACCCCCACCCGTCATCTCCCTCTCGGCGATGACCACATTGACCCCCTCCTTCAACGTCGCGACGACCGCGAGCGTCACGCTCACGATGACGTCAATTTCCACCACTGACACCACCGTCCTCGTCTCCAGCGCGGACCCCTCCATCCTCTCCGCCCCCACCACCGTCACCATCCCCGCCAATTCCCTCTCTGCCAACTTCACCGTCGCGGGACTCTCCGCCGGCACCACCCAACTCGCCGCAACCTTGAACACCTCCACCCTCCGCCTGATCATGTCCGTCCGCCCCACCACCGACTTGAGCGCCGTCACGCTGCTCTCCCCCGCCGACCGCTCAACCTTGTCCTCCATCGTCAAATTTGTTATCTTGCGATGGAGAGCTGTCGTAGGGGCAAGTTCGTATGAGATCCTCGTCCACGATGACACCATTCCATCAGAAAACGCCGACGCACGCTGCCCAGGCTACGCCGCCTGCGCCCTCGCGACGACCTCAACCAGCTACTCGTTCCGCCCCAAACCCGGCCACACCTACACTTGGTCTGTCACCTGGACCGATTCAGGCGGCCACACCAGCTCCGCCGTCTCGTGGTCTTTTGCCCAGGAGCCCAACTAATGGCTGACATCCTCGACGTCACCGTCATCATCAAACGTAACGGACGAGATATTACAGGATTTCCGTTCCAGTGGAGAAAGGTGGTCGATGAACTCCAATCCTTCACCTACGAAAAAGCGACCGGCGGCGGGTACGAAACTCTCCCAACAACTCAAATCGCCGCGCTCCAAGCACTCGTCGTCACCGCAGACCAAGCCCTCACACTCCGCCTTGATGGCCAAAGTGACGCAGGCATTGTACTCAATGCTGGCGGATTGCTCCTTGCTCTGGATATAACTGCTGACGCTTCTGCCTCGACCAACGCCACCCTCGACAATAGCTCAGGTTCCACCGCCGTCATCACCGGTCTCGGTGCCGGCACATGATCGTCAAACTCGTCGCGCGCTCGGCGCTGGCCATCGTCCTCCTCCTGAGCGTGCTTGCCCACACGTCTCAGGCGGCCACCCACCAGACGGTGCCCAGCGCCAATTTTAGTTTCATCCCCGATCTCCAAACCTTCCTCCGCAGTGAAGACGCCTCGCGCCACGCCGACCTCTACCCTAACGCAGTCGTCAGCGGCGGGATCCACTCGACCGCCGCCGGCCTCACTGGCTCACCCAGCGCCCTGCTGGCCTATCTCGCCGGCACCTACACCACCGAAACCGGCACCATCACCTATCCCAACACCTCCGTGTGCTGGGTCATCGCCCACCCCGACACGACCGGCAACGTCGGTAGCTTCACGCGTGTGAGTGGCACCCATTATTTGTTGAACTGCGGCTCCATCCCCCAACCCACCCTCCCCACGCTCCCCAGCATGGCGAGTGTCTATCTCATGAAAGTCACCACTACCGGCGGCGCGATCACCGAGGTCATCGACCTCCGCCCTTGGGGGGGTCAAACCGGCTTCGATCTCTGCAAATACGCATCCCTCACCGACGCGATGACCGCCCTTGGGAACCGTCCCGCCCATCTCCTCCTCAATTGTCATTTACCCGTCGCGCAGAATGTCAGCCTCCCCTCCACCGTCACCGTGTGGCCCTCTCGTAACGGCGCCTTCGCCGTCGAATCCGGCGTCACCATCACCGCCGTCAGCCCGCGCCAATTCCCGCTCACCGTCGACTGGCAGATTTTCGAGGGCGCCAGCACCGCCCCGGTCGCCTTCACCAACCCCGGCGCCGTCCGCCCTGAACTCTGGGGAGGTGGCCCCGGTGTCGCTGCCGCCACCAACACCACCGCGATCAACGCCGCCATCACCGCGCAACCCTCTGGCAGCCTGACCGCAAGCATCCTGTTCACCCACGGCACCTATTCCCACGACAACTCTCTCTCCACCAACTCACGCAACATCTGCCTGGTCGGTGAAGGCCGCCACTCCACCATCCTCTCCCTCTCTACCGTCGCGAGTGTCCGCCACGCCTACAAAGTCACCGGCACCACCCAATACCAATGCGCCAAGGGCCTCACCTTTATGACCGCCACCGCCCTCACCACCGACTCCGGCATGAACGCCATCCGCATGGACGCGGACGCCGGTGGCGACGCCCCGAGCCTGACCGCCAACGCCGAACAATACCTCGACGACGTCGGGTGCATCGGCTACAACATCTGCCGCTACGCCGACGGGGGCAGCTCGTTCAAAATCCGCCTCGTCCTGACCACCAACGCCTACTTCTCCCTCGGCGGCAGCGGCCTCACCTCCGGCGTCAACGAAGGCGAAGTCTGCCAGCGCGTCATCAAATGCGACGGCGACCATGTCTACATCGACGGCAACCAAGTCATGGATCACGGCATCTACGACCTCACCGCCCTGTCCTCCCATCGCACCAACTACCTCATCACCGGCTCGCTCAACGAATCCGTCAAAATGATCCCGACCAGCGGCGTCCCGTCCCTCACCGACCCATACCACTGGTCCTTCACCGACTCCACCATCCTCAACACCCAAAACGATTCCACCAACGCGTTCCTGATCGCCGCTGACCAGGACTACACCATCGACAAAATCGACCTCTCCAACAATCGCATCTCCAACTGCGGCGCCGGCGGCTCGCACTCCGCCTGCGTCATGATCGTCGCCTCCAACACCGGTGTCATCCGCAACCTCGATCTCCACGGCATGACCATCAACGGCGCCTACAACGCGGTCTTCAACCTGACCGTCAACGACACCGCCTCGATCAATTTCATCAACGCCACCGATCTCTGGCTCTACGACTGGTCCACCGAAACCGACGACACCTATTCCGTATTCAGCCCCAACGTCGCCGTCGGCGGCACCCTTGGCACACTCGTCTACTCCGGCTACTTCAATGGCGCCACGCACGGCCGCAGCATTTTCACCCCCTCCGCCCGCGCGTCCTTCACCTTCGTTCAAGCCCTCGCCGTCACCGAACTGAACACCTCCGTCCCCGAAGGCCACCCCCTCGTCACCAAAATGGGGACCTCCACCGCCACCCTCAAACTCGCGGGCAATCTCAACTGCCAAACCTTCAACGCCAGCGGAGCCATCACCGGCGCGAACACCACCGAAACCGATCTCGCCACCTACACCATGCCCGCGGGCGCGATGAGCAACAGTGTCAGCGGCGTCAACAACACCAGCGGAGTCCACGTCTACGCCTGGGGCACCACCGCCGCCAACGGCAACACCAAAACCATCCGCCTCAAATTCGACGGCACCACGCTCAAATCCAACTCCGTCACCACCGCCCCCAACGGCGCCGATTGGCTCATCGACCTTCATCTCCACCGCTACGACGCCACGAACCAGACCGGTATCGTCAAAATGTGGGTCTCCACCAACGATCAAGGCACCAACGTCCTCTCCCCCACAGCCACCTTAGCCAACGCCATCATCATTAAGGTCACAGGTCAAAATGGTACATCTTCTTCTGGTGATATTAGCTTGCGTGGGTTTTGCGTCGACGGCTTCCCTAACTAGCGCCGCCGACTCGCACACCCACTCCACCGTCCCCCAACAAAACTCCTCCTTCATTGGGGACCTCCAAACCTTCCTCAAAACCGAGGACGCGGCACGCTATATCGAACAATTCGAGGGGATGGTCGTGAGCGGCGGCGTCGATGCCACCGGCGGCACTCTGACCCACACCCCCACGTCCCTCACCGCCTACCCCGGCGGCTCCTACATCACCGAAACCGGGAGCGTGACCTATGTTAGCAATTCTACGTGCTATCTTATCGCGCATCGCCTCACCACCGGCAATCTGGGCACCTTCCAGCGTCACGCCGGTACACACTACCTCACAGATTGTACGAGTCCATCGAAACCAACTCTACCTGCAGACACCCTCTGGCTGGCGACCGTGGTTACCAATGGCAGTGCTGTCACCAGCTACACCGATCTCCGCACTCGCGTCCCCTACGCCGGCAGCTTCCCCTACGCCGATCTCCCCGCCGCCGCCACCCGCGGTCGGCTCGCCCTCGCGACCGATGTAAACTCCGGCACCCTCTATTGGGACACCGGCTCCACCTGGCGCCAAGTCACCCTCAACCCCATGACCTTCGCGGGCGACCTGATCGTCGGCTCCACCTCCGGCGCCCCATCCCGCCTTGGCATCGGCACCGCCAACCAACTCCTCGGGGTCAACTCCGGCGCCACGACCCTCGAATACAAATCCCTCACCGCCGGCGAAGGCATCTCTATCGCCAGCTCCACCGGCTCAGTCACCTTCTCTGCTACCGCGACCTCCCCCGCCGGCTCAATGGTCCTCTGGCCGCACGCCACCGCCCCCACCGGCTGGCTCCTTTGCGACTCGACCGCCTACAACGCGACTACCTATCCCAACCTCGCAATCGTCCTCATCCCCAACGCGAGCGCATTTGGCCGTGGCACCGCCGTCGGCACCTTCACCGTCGACGCCTCCACCGACATCATCACGCTCAGCTCCCACGGTCTCTCCACCGGCAACCTGGTCCACGTCGCGTCCACCACGACCCTCCCGACCGGCCTCTCCGCCAACACCGTCTACTACGTCCGCGACACGACCAGTTCCACCTTCAAACTCTCCGCCACCAGCGGCGGCACCGCGATCGACATCAGCTCCACCGGCTCCGGCACCCATTCTCTCTACAACCAATTCCAAACCCCCGACTTCCGCGGGGTGTTCCCAATGGGCTCCGGCACCGGTTCACTGACCTTCAACTTCGCCACCACCGACATCAACACCGGCACCGAGGTCATCACCGTCCCCTCCAACACAACCCTCTACACCGGTCAGCCAATCGTCTACACCACCAGCGGCACCGTCGCCGGCGATCTCGTGGCCTCCACCACCTACTACGCAATTCGCCTCACCGCCACGACTATCTCCATCGCCGACTCCCTCGCCCTCGCGCTCGCCGGCACCGCGCACAATCTCACCGGCACCGGCAGCGGCACTCATACCTTCACCGTCAACCTGACCGCCCGTTCCCTTGGCCAGCGTGGCGGCAACGAGACCCATTCCCTCGCCACCGCAGAAAACTCTCCTCACACCCACGGTGTCACCATTCCCACCGCCGGTGATCAAGCGGGCGCGGGTACCACCATCCCCAACGACGTTGACTCCACCCCATCCCAATCCGTCGCGGTCACGTCCGCCTCACAAGGCTCCGGCACCGCCTTCTCGATGATCAACCCATTCCTCGCGGTCAATTTCATCATCAAACAATGAGGCGACGATGGACCACGACGAACTCACCACGCTCATCAAATCCGCCGCCGCCAAACGCGCGCTCCCCTGGGAACTCGTCTACGCCATCTGCCACGTCGAGAGTAGTCTTAATCCTACAGCCACGCGCTACGAACCCAATTTCCGCTGGCTCGTCGGCGACAACGAGGCTATGTCCCCCAGCGAACGCCACGATCAAATGACCTCTTGGGGCCTCATGCAAGTGATGGGCTCCGTCGCGCGCGAACTCGGCCACACCGGCCCACTCCCCGACCTCCTCATCCCCTCTACGGGTTTGTTCTATGGCTGTTTACACCTACGTCGTTTTCGGGCAAAATATGACATCTGGCCCGATGTCATCGCGGCCTACAACGCGGGTAGCCCTCGTCGCGTCGCCGGCTCTGTCGGCCCTTACGTCAACCAATCCTACGTCGATAAGGTGCTTGCCGCATGGAACAATTTAGAGGTCGCTATCCCGTTAAAAGACAGCGAGGTATGAATGTGAACGACGAAATTTCCGGCACGATTTTCGGGCGCCCATTCAGCTTCAAAGGCCGCGACATCCTTCTGTGGGCACTCATTGGGGTCCTCTGCCTCGCGTGCGCGTTCCTCGTCGACTTCTCCATCAACAAATGGGGCACCCCCATCGATCTCGGCCAAACCATCGTCGCGAACCAGCAATCCATCTCAGACCAACACGAAAAACTCCGTGCCTCCGTCGAAGCGCGCCTGGACGAACTGACCTACGTCCTCTCCATCACCCAAGAAGAACGTGCCCGCCTCCGTCTCGATATGCCTGACACGCTTCGCCAACGTGTCCACAAAGGAGATAAATAGCTATGCTCACCACCCTCGCCCGCTTCCTCCCCGCACTGGTCGCCTTCATCGTCGCGATGATCAACACCACCGCCCCCGACATCAGCCGCTTCGTCGCTGAGCACCCTGACGTCGCCGTCAACGGCTACGCGCTCCTGACCACCATCGCCAACGCCATCAGCCCGAAAAAGGCCGGGATCGTGATCTCCGACCCGCCCGCGAATCAGCAATGACATGGACATCACCGGCGCCCTCAAAGCAGGGTTCGAGTTCGCCAAGCTCTGGATGTCCCGCGCCTGGGGCACTCAAACGCGCGACCAGGCCACCGTCGAAGCCGACATGTCTACCGCCCGCGAGAAAAAGTCCCTCGCCTTCGAGGATCTCCGCCAGGCCAAAACCGACGAGCAAATCCGTGCTGCTCTGGTCGCTGTTAATTATTGGGACGCTCAACTTACCCGCCTGCACAAAGAGGCTGCCGCTAAATGGCCATGATGGGCGGGGGTGCATTCAAGGGGTCGTCTATCCCTGGGAAGTGGCCCATGTCCAACGCTGGGCGCCCGATGCTGCCCCCTACGATATCCTTAAAAATTCCACCTGCGAGACGGATGCGGATGATGAGAAAGTACTCGATGTCCAACGTCGCACGCACAAGGCCGACTAATGCGTAAATCCATTCTCCACCCGCAGATCGACGAACTCAACGTCACCGACGACCAACGCCAACGCTTCGACTCCTGGCTCGCCGCCGAACTGGCCGACGCCAAAGCCGCCCGATCGGCTCTCGAAGCTCTCTGGCGAGAACTCATCCGCCAATATGATGCGGTCCCACGCACCCCATTCCGCAACACCCCAATCGAAAACGCCTCCAACGTCGAAATCCCCCTCGGCGCCATCGCGGTCGACTCCATCTACGCCCAAATGATCGACCTCATCTACACCATCAGCCAGCCCATCACCATCCGCCACAAACACAAAGATTTCGTCCAACGCGCGAAAGCCATGCAGTCCTGGGTCGATGTGTTTGTCCACGAGATCAATCTCCGTCAAGCCAGCGAGCACTCCATCTTCGACACCGCCCAGCTTGGCACCGGCTTCTATTACATCCCCTTCGTCGAACGCTACGTCAAAAATGCCACCCATAAAGTCATCCGCCGCGGCCCGATCGTGATCTCCATGCTTCCCGACGATGTGCTGATGTGGGGTGGAGTCTTCGACAGCATCCAAGAATGCCGCGGCCTCTCGCTCCGTTTCTACCTCACCCTCGATGACCTCAAAACCGCGGCCGCCAACCGCAAATGGAACATCACCGACGCCGCCCCTTGTGCCGCCGGCGACTGGGTCCGCCAACGCCGCGAACGTATCTCCCGCGTCGCCGGCGACCTCCAACGCAACAACGACATCTACGAAGTCCACGACGTCTACGTCCGCTACGACATCGACGAGGACGGCTACGACGAAGACCTCCTCGTCAACTTCGACGTGACCTCAGGCCACTCACTCCGCCTCCGCTATGCCCCCTACGACGAGCGCCCCGTCGAGAAAATGCCGTACCAAATCCGCTCACACATGCCCTACGGCATCGGCGTCATGGAGATGATCTCGCCGCTCCAAAACGTCACCACCGATCTCCACAATCACCAAGTCGACAACGTCGCAATGGCCAACATGCGGATGTATAAATCCCGCTACGGCGCGATCAAAGGCGGCACCATCAACATCTGGTCTGGCCGCAACCTTGAAATGGCCAACCCCGAGGATGTGGTGGAGATGAAGCTCAGCGACATCTACCCCTCCCTCGAACGCACCCAGGGCCAAGTCACCCAACTCGCCGAACGCCGTACCGGCGCCAACGAACTCACCCAACCGAACCAAAACCAAACCTTCGGCAATCGAACGCCTGCTGCGACGGCAACATCACTATTACAGCAGGCGAATCGTCGCTTCACCCCTGCGTTCGACTCCGTCCGTTTGGGCACCGCTGGCGCCGTCCGCCAAGCCATGCTCCGCGTCGCCGAACGAATCCGCGCAGGCGACCTCGACTACGAACAACACCTCATCCGCACCCTCGGTGAAGCCAACGCTGCCCAGGTCATCGACTGTTTGAAGGACGAATTTTTCGACCACTCCATCGGCATCCACGTCACCGCGTCCTCCAACGCCATCAACAAAGACGCCGATCGCCAGAATGCCGTCACCCTGGCCAACCTCCTGGCCCCCTACTACGAAAAAATGCTCCAGCTCGTCACCACCGTCTCGAACCCAATGGCGCCCCCCGAGGTTCGCTCCGTCGCCCTCAAAATCTCCGCGTCTACCAGCGAACTGATCGACCGCATCATCCGCACCTTCGAGCAGTTCAAAGACCCCGAAATCTTTGTCGTCGACCCGTCGGACGAAATCGAACAATCCCAGGAAGCCGCCGACGCCCAAAATATGATGCAACTCGCGGTCGCCAGCGGCATGATGGGTGGGGAAGGCGGCGGAATGGGCGACCAAGGGATGCCGGGTCAAGCCGGGGCTGGCTCTCGCACCACCGCCCCGACCACCCCCATGCCAGACGCCACCCAAGTCTAGCTGGGAATCCCCCTTGTGCTCCTCGGCGATTTGAGGTAGATAGTTACTTATGCTGTGGTTGAATCACCTACGAAAAGATGCGGCGGCCTACCACGATTTTCTGACCTTCCTCAACGACCAGAAAAACCTGGCCGCTATGCAATTCCTCCACGCGAAAGATATGGAGTCCGTCAACAAAATCAAAGGACGTGTCGAAGGGCTGACCGTCCTTGAACTGTTCACCACCGAAGACGAACGGGAGAAAACCGATGCTGCCGAACGAGCTGCCGAGCGAGCACGAGCCAGCGCAGGACCCAGCCTCCACTGAGACTGATCCTGCCGCGCCCGCGATCCCGCAACCAACCCCCAATTACGCGACTCGCGAAGATTTGATGGAAGTGGTCAATAGCGTGAAAGCGATCGCCGCGGCCGTCCAGCAAGGCGTCGCCACCCGCGCCCCATCCGCCCCCGCTATCCCCGACGTCACCGACGATGAGATCATGGCCTCCATCAACGAAGGTAAACCGACCGCGGCTCTCAAACGCCTGACCGACACCATCAAACAATCGATCATCGCCGAGCACGTCGAGCCGCTCCGCCAACAGGGCATGGCCTCTCTCGCCACCCTGACCAAAGACGCCGCACGCGTGGCCGCCGACATGCCGTACTTCACCAAATTCGAGAAGCAAATCGACCAACTCATGGCCTCCGTCCCGCTCGCCCAGCGCGCAGACCCCAACACCTATCGCACCGCCTACGCGATCGTCGCCGGCCAAAACATGCCCACGATCATCAAAGAAGAAGTCGAAAAAGCGATGCGTACCGCCGCGTCAGGTGATGGTGGAACCGTCGGCGGTGGCGCCCCTCGCCCAGCCGGCAGCACTGGCGCAGGCGTCCCTAGCGTCGCCGATCTTTGTGGCGCCGAAGCTGAGGCCGCCCTCAAAGCCAACGGCTGGACCCCCGACCAATACGCGCAAAAGATACTCAGGGCAAAAAACTGGGCCGAGGCCGCCACCCGCCTCACCAAATTTAACGAGGAGCACCCGTCCAATGCCTGATCCCAAACCTGACTTCAAACCCATCGCCCGCAAAGCTGCCGACGCCTCCAAACTCCCCGCCGGCCACGCACGCGACGAACAAATCAAAGTCAACACCGATCTCAACGCCGAACGTATCGAGCAAGCCGCCGCCACCGCTGGCGCCCTCGACCCCGCAGCCTTCGCCCCCGATCGCGAGATTCTCGCCTTCACCGACGGCCTTGAGGTCAGCGACCGCCAACCTGGCTTCGTCTACTCATGGAAGTTGTTTGATAACCCAAAGTCGAATGTCGGCTACTGGGTCAACCAAGCCAAGATCCAAGGCTGGCAAGTGGTCTGCGGCGACATGCCCGAAGCGAAAGAACACGAAATCGCAGGCGGGATGCGAAAAATCGGCGACTGCGTCCTCATGCGGATCCCTGAATCGCGCCACGCCGCCATCATCCGCGCCGAGGAAGCCCAAGCCGCCGAGATGGCCGCGTCTGTCCACTCCAACCTCGTCGAACTCGGCAAAGCTCGCGGCGTCACCGTCAAAGTGGTCGACAGTACCAACCTCGACCCCGCACTCCTGACTCAAATGGACGCCCGCGCGCGTGGCCACATGGCCGCCGATCAGAAATTTGAACGTGCCTTGCGTGACGGCTCACTGCGGTAAGTAGACAATAGGAGGATTCGCTCATGGCTGTAGGAACACTCTCATCGAACGCATTTGGCTTGCACGCAATCAACCCGGCAATGTCCATCCCCCTCATGGAAGGCTACGAGAAAGCCTCCCAGTCCTTCAAAGACGGCGCCATCCTGAAGCGCGATACCGGCACGCTGGCCGTCGCTGGTGCTGACAACACCGCAGACATCGTCGGCGTCGCAGCCGCCCCCGCATCCGGTGTCACGAACGCCAAGCGCCAATTTGTCCTGGCTTACAACAACGTGTTTGAGGTCACCCTCGAAGACGAGACCAACACCAACCACGCCCTCGTCATCGCGAACCTCTACACCGACTACGCGGCCCAGGTTGACAGCTCCGGCAACTACTACGCCGACGAGAACGACACGACCAACACCTGCTTGATGATCATCGGCGCCAACAAAGCCGACATCGATGCAGCCACCGTCCGCGCCCGCGTGCTGGCGGTCTTTTTAACCGACACCTTAGCCCAGAACACGTAATCGTCCGTTACCGTCACTGTTCGCCAACGATCATAGGAGGATCGCCCCATGCCCCCAGTTACACGCGGATTTTCAAGTTCGCTCCTGGTTCCCGGCCTTCGAGAAATCTACGTCGAGACTGGTAAGGAGGTCCCCCTCGATTTCGAGCAGGTCATGAACGTCAGCGACATGGAATGGAATCCTGTCACCGACGCGCAGTACACCGGTCTCGGGACGATGCCGGAAAAGCCCGAAGGTAGCCAGTTCCGCACCGATCGCCCCCTCGCCGGCGGCACGAAGGTCTACACCGCCGTCCCGTACGGCTTCGCCTTCGAGGTCACGTGGGAAATGTGGCGAGATGAGCGATTTGGGTTGATGGAGGAAATGACCCGCGAACTGCGGCGCGCCTCCCTCCAACGCCTGAACGTGAGCGGCTGGTCCGCGATCAACAACGCCTTCTCCACCAGCTACGCCGGGTTCGAGGCCAGCAAATCCCTCTGCTCAACGAGCCATGTGGGGTTGGATGGCGTCACCCGCGCCAACCGCCCGAGCGTCGACATCGGCCTCAGCGTCACGGCGATCCAAGGCGCCACGACCCGCTTCATGAACATGACGAACGAGCGCAACATGCCGATCATGTTGGCCCCGAGCGTCCTGGTCCTGAATCCAGCCCAACGCTTCACCGCCCGCGAAATTCTCGGTAGCTCTGGCGTCCCGTACAAAGCCGACAACGAGATCAACTCGTTGGTGCAGGAAGATTTGCGCTACATCCTGACGCGCTACAAAACCTCCACGACCTCGTGGATCATGCTCTCTCAGAAATCCCAGCACAACCTCAACTTCATGTACCGCGACCGCCCGATGTTCGATTCCTGGGACGACCCGACGACGAAGAACGCGGTGTTCTCAGTCTACCAGCGCCACACCGACAGCGAATACGGATCCTGGCGCGGGACGGACGGCAGCACCGGCTAGGCATAGGTCCACCACTCAACTGTCTGATTCGAGGAGGAGAGTACTATGTCTGGTTCGCAATCACCGTGGCGGTATCGCAACCTCGCCGGCGATCTCGGGAAGACCTGGATGCACCCATTCGGGCACCTTCCCCTCCACATCACCGACCAAATCATCAGTGACGACAGCCCCTATCTCGGCACGGCTGGCCTGGTCTCGTACTTCAACCACTTCCACGAGTGGACCGGCCCCGTTGCAGAAGGCACCGCAGGCGGTTGGACCCTCACCGGCACGACCGGCACGGCCACCATCGTCCACAGCGACACCAAAGTCGGCGCGATCGTCCTGACGACCGACAACACCGGGTCTGCCACCTTCGCTCTCCAACGCGGCAATGGCACGACCGGGATGAACATGGCCTACACCGTCGGCAAGCGGATGTGGTTTTTCATTCGCTTCAAACTACTGACGGTGGCCAGCATGGAACTGTTTATGGGACTGGGGACCGCCGACACCTCCCCGTCCACGACCGGCACCTTCCCCAGCGACGGTATCTTCTTCGAGAAAGCCGCCAGCGCCACGGTGCTCGACTTCCACGCCCGCAAGGACGGCACCAGCACTGAGAAGACCTCCACCTCAGGCACGCTGGTCGACGACACCTACACCGTGATCGGCTTCCACGTCGACGAACTCGGCAACATTATGCCGTTCAAAGATGGGGTCGCCCTCACCGCAGGCTACATCGCGGCCGGCACCGCCAACATCCCCGCAGCCACCGATGTCATGCAGCTCAACCTGGCCTTCATCGGCCAAGCCATGACCATGACGGTCGATTGGCTCCTTTGCGCCCAGGAGTTGTAAATGCTCGAACGCCAGTACGAAATTTTCGCCATGCCCGATAAAATCGCCGTGAAGCTGTCGCCCCCCGCGCAGCAGATCGGCGCCATCCACCTCCCCGACACCGTCAAAGGCGACAACCACGTTGGCACGATTGTGTCGGTGGGGTGGTGCCAAAATAACATGATCAACCTCCACGTCGGCGACACGGTGGTCGTCCCTCGCTACGCCGGCTCTCCAGTGATCGTCGACGGCGAGGAGCTGCTGTTCATGAAAGCCACCGACGTGCTCGCGACCCTGCTGCCGATCCCGCGTGGCGTCGAGGCTGCCCATGCCGGTCTCGATTGAGTCGGTTGCGCGCCAACTCATCGCCAGTGTCGACTCGGATGCCGGCTACCTCCTCGCCTCGCAGTGGATCATCAAACGGTATGAGCAACTCGCGATCAAGGCCAAACTTCGACATTTGCGTCAAGTTGGACAAGTATCAACTCCAGCCTCGATTACGACAGGCACTCTCACGGTCAATCGAGGCAGCCGCACGGCTGTTGGTGACGCCACCGCCCTCGCCGCCTGGACCACCTCACTCATCGGCTGGCACCTCCGCGCCCGCGTCACCTGGCACGAAATCATTGCCCACAATCTCGCCACCGGCACCCTAACCCTCCTCAGCCCATTTGAGGAAGAATCCGTCGCCGCCGGCAGCTACACCCTCATCCAACGCTGGATCCCACTCGCGGACGACGTCGGCTACCTCGGTGACACCTTCATCAACCCACGCCGACGCCTGTCACTGTCCCTGCGCGATTACGGCGAACTCGACCGCGCCGCCCCATCTCGCTCTGCCATCTCAGGGTCCGCCACCGTGGTCGCCGAAGCCCCCCAACTCCCCGACGGCCGCAAACGCGTCGAGTTTTACCCGTACTCCTCCACCAGCGAATCCTACGTCTATGTCTACTGGCGCAGCGTCGGCCAACTGACCTACAGCGACCTCCTCCCCCCGAGCGTGCCTTCCTACATCCTCATCGAAGGCGGGCTCATCGACCTTTTTCGCTACAAAATGTCCCAAGCCGTCAACGCGAACAATGGCGAAGCCGCCGCATTCTGGCGTAACGAAATGCGGACCCAGGAGACCAAATGGAAAGACCATCTCGTGGAGGCGATCGGGGCCGACCGCGGCGAGGACGACACCAGCTTTATTCTCAAACATCTCGGCGCGGCGATTGGTCCCACCGATCTCACCACCGCGCGCGACCACATCCTGGCGGGGTGGAATTGGCCGGGCAATTAGTCTCTCAACTATCGAGGTGGGTCCGTGCCCGATGTCGCGAAATCACTCACTGATCAAGTCCTCCGCCGTGTGCGGGATGTGCATGGTCTCGCGCACTCGCGTGATTTCACCCGCACGATCCTCTCCCACGCCCAACGCTTGATCAATAGCCTCCTCGGGATCGTCACCACCTCCACGACCTTCACCACCTATCCCCATCAGCAGTTCTATCAAATCTCTGGACTCTTGACGGGTAGCGACGCGATCACCAAAGTCATCGCGGTGAAAGACGGCTCCCGCGACCTCACCCATCTCACCAACATCCGTCAGCTCCACCACCTCGACACCCGCTGGGTGCGTGCGCTCGGCCCTCGCTTCGACGCCTGGACTCAACTCGGCCGCGATATGTTGATTATCTATCCCGCCAAAGTCACCTCCAGCACCGTCACCATCGTCGGCGCCAAACTGACCACCGCCCTCACCGGCGAGGACACCGCGCTCGAAGTCCCCAACGAATACCACGACCACATCATCTCGCTCGCCGAGATCATGCTGCTCGCCAAACAACGCGACTTGACCCAAGCCATCCGCCAACTCCAACGCCTCTCCAACGCCCTCAAAACCGACGTCGGCCCGATCAAACTCCACGTCGGTGATCACCCTGCGATGGTCAATGCCGGCACCGTCGCGCCACAAAAGCAATGAAAGGAGTCTCCATGAAAGCACTTATTCTTCTAAGCTTCGCTGCTTTGCTTGCCGCTTGCGCCCCCGTCGTCGAAGTCACCAAAATCGGCAACGAGTACGTCCAGAACGCCTATAGCCGACAATTCTGGTGGCCGAACTGGCAGCGCGCCACGTATTGTTGGAAGCTCCAAGACGGCTACTGCCCCAAAGAAGACACCCGCGTCGAGACGCACACCCAAATCGCGATGAGCGCCAGTGGCCAAGAAGCCGCGGTCGGGATGGTCAAGAACGCCCCCTTCGCGTTGATGGGGTTCAGTTTCCCGCGCAATCGATTCTCCCAGACCTTTGAATCGAACGGGATCAATCAAGCGTACATCAGCACGCTCAACACGCCCGCGGGACAATTCCCCTGGGCGAAATAACCGAGGAGTCGCCTACGATCATCGCCTGGTATGGCCTCCTCTTCTTCGCCAACGGCTGGATCCTGGTGGGTCCGTACGACGATCGCCCAGAATGCACCTGCGTGATGGAATGGCTCGACACCCAACACTACGAAACCGAGACGTGCACCATGCTGTCATTCACCGACGACGCCATCCTGATCCAAGTCGGCGAGGTGCCCCATGAGTAAAGCCTCCATCCTCTCCCTCGTCCAAACCTTCGCCCTCGGTGACGCCGACCCGCTCACCGCCGAGCAATACTACGACCACATCATCGACGACACTGGGCGCGCGCCGTGGTTCGTGACCGCCTCGCTCGTCACGATGGTCAGTGGTACTAGTACGTATGCCCTCGCCGACGACCAGATCAAAATCCTCGGGATGTTCTACGACGATCGCTGGCTGGACCGCATGGACCACCGCGC